CGGCGAGGAGTTCTGCCGCCAGCTCACCGCCGAGCAGCTGGTGTCGCGGGCGGGGCGCAACGGCTTCCGCCGCCTCGAGTGGGTCAAGACCCGCGAACGCAACGAGGCGCTCGACTGCCGGGTCTACGCGCGGGCTGCGGCCGCCGCGCTCGGCATGGACGGCTGGGGCGAGGGCCGCTGGGCGCGGATGGCCGACGCGCTGTCGCTGCCGGCGCAGGAACCGCCGGCGCCGGCTTCGCCGGCTGACGCGGTGCCCGCCCTGACCACACGCCCTCGCGCCTGGCTCGCCCCGCGCGGCGGCTGGCTGCGCTGACCCTGGAGACCCTCATGACCGCCATCGTCCCGGTGCGCACCACGATCGCCGCCGGCCAGGCGCTGAGCGCCCCGGTCGCCAGCGTCGGCTACGGGGTCTGCCTGCTGCTGCTGCCCGCCGCCTGGACCGACGCCCCGCTCACCGTCCAGGGCTCGCTCGATGAGGGCGAGCCCGCCGCCTGGGCGGACCTGCACGATCATCTCGGCAACGAGGTGGTGCTGACCGTCGCCGCCGGCCGGGCGCTGACCCTGCCGCCCACGCTGCTGCTCGGCTGGCGCTGGCTGCGGCTGCGCTCCGGGCTTGCCGCCGCGCCGGTGAACCAGGCGGCAGAGCGGCTGCTCACCCTCGGCATCCGGCCGCTCGCATGACCGCGCTGTTCCAGCACCACCTGCCGCCCGCGCCGGCGATGCTGCCCTACGTCTCGGGGCGCTTCTACGCCTCGCAGCACGCGCGCGCCGTCGGCGGCGCGGTCGCCATGACCGCGAACCGGCTCTATTGCCTCCCCTACGTCCTCGCCCGGCCCGGCCTGTTCTCGGCCATGGCGGTGAGCATCACCACAGGCGCCACGGGCTTCCTGCGCATGGCGCTGGCGGCCGGCAACGGCACCGGCCGGCCGGGGGCGCTGATCGAGGAGGCGCTGGCCGACGCCGACACCACCACCGCCGGCGCTGCGGTCTGCCCCTTCGCGCAGCCGCGCTGGATCTCGGCCGGCATCTGGTGGCTGCTGCTGTGCTTCTCGGGCGCGCCCTCGGTGCGCGGGACCTCCACCCAGGCCTTCAGCGGGGGGAACACGCTGCTGCTCGGCTCCGCCGCGGGGGATGGCGGCGCCGGCGGGGGCACGACGGGCAGCGAGAACGGCTTCTTCGCGGCGCTGACGCACCAGGCCGGTGTGCCGATCATGCCGAACCCGCCGAGCGGGCTGTCCTACCTGGTCAACGCGGCGGCGCCGCTGCCGACGCTCCGGGCCGCGTGATGGACCCGGCCGTCCTGGCCTGGGCGCTGGCGCAGCCCCCCGGCAGCCGCGCCGCCGCCCTCGCTGCCGCCTACACCGGCGGCACCACCCGGGTGAGCTTCGAGGGGCGCACCGTCGAGTATCGCAGCCTCGACGAGCTTGGTCGGGCGCTCGCCGTCCTCCGCAGCGCCGAGACGACGGCAGCGCGCAGGCCGGCGGCGACGCTCGCCTCCTTCTCGCGAGGCAATGGCACGTGATCGAGCGGATGATCCGAGCTTGGCGGGCCTTCCGCGGCTACGCCGCGGCGCAGGACCATCGCACTTCGGCCTGGGCGCCCTCGGGCGGCAGCGCCAACAAGGAGGTCGGCCTTGCCGCCGCGACGGTCGCGCGGCGGGCGCGCGACGCGGTCCGCAATGACCCCTACGCCGCCCGCATCGTCGATCTCTGGACCGGCAATGCGGTCGGCGCCGGGATCACCACGCGCTGGCCCGACGACGCGCACGGCCGCGCTTGGCAGCGCTGGGCCGAGAGCACGGCGTGCGATGCCGAGGGACGCCTGGACCTCTACGGGCTGCAGGCGCTGGTCATGCGGGCGGTGGTGGAGAGCGGCGAGTGCTTCGTGCGGTTCCTGATGACAGAGCCGTCGCCCGCCAATCCGATCAGGCTGCGGCTGCAGGTGCTGGAGAGCGACCACCTCGACACCGGCCGCAACGGCATGGTGGAGGGCACGCCGACCATCCAGGGCATCGCCCTCGGTCCGGCCGGCGAGCCGGTCGGCTACTGGCTGCACCGCGTGCACCCCGGCGCCGCCTGGATCCTGCCCGGCGGGACCTGGCAGGACAGCCAGCGCATCGCGGCGAGCGAGGTGCTGCACATCTACCGCAAGCGCCGGCCCGGGCAGCTGCGCGACGTCTCCTGGCTCGCGCCCATCCTCCTGCGCCTGCGCGACCTCGGCGACTACGAGGCCGCGCTGCTCATGAAGGCCAAGATCGAGGCCTGCCTTGCGGCGGTGGTGACCGAGGAGGGCGACGAGGCGCTGACCGGCACGGCGGCGGGCCTGCTCCGCGACGCCCAGGGCCGCGCGGTCGAGAGCTTCGAGCCGGGGATGATTCTCTACCGCCGCGGCATGGGCAGCGTGGAGGTGGTGAACCCGAGCGGGGGAGGATCGCACGCTGCCTTTGCGCGGCGGGCGCTCGAGGCGGCCGCGGTTGGCACCGGCCTGACCTATGACCAGGTCTCCGGCGACCTGACGCAGGCCAACTACTCGTCCCTCCGCGCCGGCAAGATCGAGTTCCGCCGGCTCTGCGAGCAGGTGCAGTACGGCATGCTGATCCCGATGCTGGTCCGCCCCGTCGCCGAGCGGTTCCACACCCAGGGCGCCCTGCTCGGGCTGTGGGGCGCCGAGATGCCGGACGGCGTCAGCCACGTGCCGCCGGCGCACGAGATGATCGATCCGCTGAAGGACACCACCGCCCTGATCGCCCAGGTGCGGGCCGGCTTCGTGCCACAGCCCGAGGCGGCCGGGGCCTTCGGCTACGACTTCCGCGCCGCTGTGGAGATGATCCGCGAGGCCAACGCGCTGCTGGATGACGCCGGCATCTCGCTCGACACCGACCCGCGCCGGGTCGCGAAGTCGGGCGCCGCCCAGGACGCCGCGCAGATGGCCGCCGTCGAGATCGCCGCGACCGGTGCGGCGGCGCCTCCCCGAGACACAGCATCTCAGGGCTGACCATGACCGATCCCCTCGAACCGGCCGGCAGCAATGCCGCATCGGACGCTTCTGCCGCGTCCACCGCGGCGGACGTTCCGCTCGTGGCGCAGCGCGCCATCACCGCGCCCGCCACCGTGGATCGCGCCGCGCGCACCGTCGAGGTGGTGTGGTCCACCGGCGCCCGCGCCCGCAACTTCGTCCCCTCCCTCGGCCTGATCACCGAGGAGCTGGACATGTCCCCGAACGCGGTGCGCATGGAGGCGCTCCGCTCCGGCCACGCGCCCGTGCTCGACACCCATCGCCGCGGCGGCGCGCGCGACGTGCTCGGCCGCGTCACCGCCGCCCGGCTCGAGCGCGGCAGGGGTTACGCCACGCTGCAGTTCAGCACGGCGGCCGATGTCGAGCCGGTCTGGCAGCGCATCGCCGACGGCACGCTGCGCGCGGTGAGCGTCGGCTACCGCGTGCACCGCTACGAGCCGCGGCCCGATCCCGCCACCGGCGAGACCATCCACCGCGCGGTGGATTGGGAGCCCTTCGAGATCTCCGTCGTGCCGGTCCCGGTGGATCGGGATGCGGCGGTGCGTGGCGAGGCGCCGCAGGGCGCGCCTGCCGTCGCCATCGAACCCGCCCTGCCTGACGAGGACACCACCATGCCCGAGACGACGCCGGAGACCCCGGCCGCGCCGGCCGCCCGGGACGTTCCCGCGCCGTCTGCGCCGCCCACCCCGCCCCAGGAGACGCCCGTGACCAGCACGCCCGAGCCCACCCGCGCCGCGCCCGCAGCGGTCGCACCGCCCGATCTCGGTGCCGTGCGCGCCGAGGCCCAGTGCGCCGAGCGCGAGCGCATCGCCGGCATCGACGCCGCCGTGGAGGCCGCCCGCGCGCTGCTGCCCGCCGAGCGCATCACGCCGATCCGCGCCGAGGCGATCACCCAGGGCTGGACCGGCGACCAGACCCGCCGCGCCCTGTTCGACGCCCTGGTGGCACAGGGGCCGCGCCCCTCCATCCCCGCTCGCCCAGAAACCGGCCCCGGCCACGACGACCCGGCGCAGATCCTCGACGCCATGGCCGAGGCCATCGCCGCCCGCGCCATGCCCGGCTACCAGCCCCAGGGCTCGGGACGGCATTCGGAGTTCATGGGCTGGCGCCCCTCCGACATGCTGCGCGAACTGCTCGCCCGCCGCGGCGAGCGCAACCCGCCGCGCAACCCGACCCTGCTGGCCGAGCGCGCCTTCCACACCAGCTCCGACTTCCCGCTGCTGCTCTCCGCCGCGGCCAACAAGATGCTGCTCGCCGCTTACCAGCCGGCACAGCCGACCTACCGCCAGATCTTCCTCCGCCGCGACTTCCGCGACTTCAAGCCGCACCGGCACCTGCGCATCGGCGACTTCCCGACCCTGCTGCCGCTCGCCGAGAACGGCGAGATCCAGGTCGGCACCATGTCCGAGAGCCAGGAGGTGGTCCTGCTGCAGACCTTCGCCCGGCGCCTCCGCGTCACCCGGCCGATGCTGGTCAACGACGACCTCGGCGCCTTCACTGACTTCGCCTCCATGATCGGCCGCCGCGTCGCCGAGTTCGAGAATGCCACCGCCTACAACCTGCTGAACTCGGCCAACGGCGACGGCCCGACGCTCGCCACCGGCAACGCGCCGGTGTTCGCCACCGGTGCTGCGCGCGCCAACAAGGCTGGGACCGGCACGCCGCTCGACACCGCGACCATCGGCGCCGGCCGCGCCGCCGTCATGAGGCAGCGCACCCTCGACGGGCTGCCGATCTCCATGGGGCAGACCATGCGCCTGCTGGTCGGGCCGAACCTCGAGCTCGCCGCCCGGCAGGCGACCGTGGTCGTGCAGGCGAGCGAGACGGCCAAGGCGAACGTCTTCGCGGGCTTCGTGCAGCCGGTGGTCGAGCCGCTGATCCCGGCCAACCGCTGGTACCTGTTCTCCGACCCGGTCGCGGCGCCGGTCTATGTCTACGGCTACCTGAACGGCGCCGAGGGGCCGCAGGTGACGACCGGGCCCGTCCAGGGCGCGGACGGCGTCGAGGTCAGCGTGATCTTCGACTTCGGCGTCGGCGCCATCGACTGGCGCGGCGCCTGGTTCAACCCGGGGACGTGATCACGCGAAGCCCTCGTCAGGAGGTGCCGCAGCAGGATCCGCTGCGGCCCTCGGCGCGGGCCTCCTGAATGGGCGGACAGGGCACGTCGCCGTAGGAGCAATAGACGCAGCAGTCGCCAGGCTTCGGGCGGAGCACGGCGCCGCAGCCCTTGCAATCGTAGAACCACTGGCAGGCGTTGGTCGGCATCGTCTCCTGCTGCACATGCCCGCAGTGCGGGCAGGTGATCGTCGAGATCAGGGGCACCGCCATCCGCCTCATCCCGCCGCCAGAGTGAGCCCGGCCAGCCCGCCGCCGAGCATGACCAGGCCGATCAGCGGCAGCCGGAACCCGACCCTCGTGCAGAGGCCCTGATCGCAGCCCGGCGCGCCCCGCGGTCCGGTCACCAGAAGGGCGAGCACCAGCGCCGCCGCGCCGCCCCACAGCAACTCGCGCTGCCACGGGCCGGCGACGACAGCAATATCCAGCATCCAGATGCCGCCGGCGATGCCGAGGGTGGCGAACGCCATGGGCAGCGCGCAGCAGGCAGCCGCAGCGAGCGTCGCGCCGAAGCCGCCGAGCGCAAGCAGGGCAGCGCCGATGGCCCGACCAAGGGCGCGGGCCATGCCGGCGGAAGGTCTTGCCTCGCCTGGTTGCTCCCGCGCCATCCGCATCTCGTCTCCGCGAAGGTCCTATCCACCAGTCCGAGCAGACCTCGGACCAAGTCCCATCCCTCTCTACCATCCTGGGAGACCTCCCCATGCGCAACTGCATCCGTCCCGATGCCCGCTCCATCCCGATGGTGGTGCCCTATGCCGGGGGTATCCTCGCCGGCCAGGGCATGCTGGTCGGCGCCTTCTTCGGGGTGGCGGCCTCCGACGCCGCCCAGAACGCTACCGTCGAGTGCGAGACCCGCGGCGAGTTCGAGCTGCCCAAGGACCCCGCACAGGCGATCTCCGCCGGCGCGCGCGTCTTCTGGGACGACACCAACCGCCGCATCACCACCACCGCGACCGGCAACTTCCAGGTCGGTATCGCGACCATGGCAGCCGCGGCATCGGACGCCACGGTGCGGGTGATGCTCGCCCGCGTGCCCGCCTCGGGGGCGTGATGGCCGCGCTGCTGCCGCGCGACCGCGCGCGCCTCGCAGGCGTGCACCGCGACCTGGTGCGCGTCGTCGAACGGGCCCGCCGGGCGGTGCCGTTCATCGTGACGGAGGGCGTCAGGTCCCGCGAGCGGCAGGCTCGCCTCGTCGCGATCGGGGCCTCGCGCACCATGAACAGCCGCCATCTCACCGGTCACGCCGTCGATCTGGCCTACTGGCTGGACGACGGCGACGACGCCGTGGAGCAGGGCGAGATCCGCTGGGATTGGCCGCTCTACGAGCAGCTCGGCGCGGCGATGAAGGCGGCGGCCAAGCCGCTCGGGGTGCCGATCGTCTGGGGCGGCGACTGGGCTTCCTTCCGGGACGGGCCGCATTTCGAACTCGACCGCACGGCCTACCCGTGACGGGCCCGGCGATCCCGGCGCTGCTCGGCCGGCACGCGCTGCCGATCGGTCTCGCGGTGGCCTTCGCTGTCACTGTCGCTGCCGCCTGGCATTTCCGCGCCCAGCGCGACGCCGCCCGCCTCGACGCGGTGATGGCCAGCCGTGCGGCGGAGGCGAATGCCGCAGCGCTCGCCCAGGCCACGGCGGAGCACGCGCGCCACATCGCCGCGCTGACCGGCGAGGCCGAGCGTGCCCGCGCCCGAGCCGCGCGCCTCGGCGCCAATCTGGAGGCTCTCCGCCGTGATCCGAGCCATGCCGCCAACGCTGCCCCTGTGCTGCGCGCTGTTGTCGAGCGCCTGCGCGCCAACCGCGCCGCCGGAGATCCGCCTGCTGCCGCTCCGCCTCCCTGACGCGCTGCTGGCCTGCGCGGAGGCGCCGGCGCTGCCGGCCTCGGGCCGCCTGACCCAGGGGCAGGTGGCGGAGCTGCTGCTCGCCTACGACGCCGCCCACGCCGACTGCGCCGGGCGGCTTGCCGCGGTGCGACGGCTGAGCCGCGCCGGGGAGGGCGAGTGATGAATGCCTTCGCGGAGGCCATGGCCGCGCTGGTCGCCGACCCGAACCTCGGGGTCGAAGCCATCTACCGGCAGGGTGGCACTGGCCCGGCGGTTGCGGTCCGCGTCCTGCGCTCCTCGCCGGACCGGATTGGCGGCGGCTTCGGCACCGAGATCCTCTCGGCGACCGACGTCCTCTCGGTCGCCATCGCCACGCTCCCAAACGTCGCCGCGGGAGACACCTTCGCCCTCGGCGCCGAGCTTCTCACCGTCACCCACGCCGA